AGTAGTTCTCCGTCCGCTCCCGGGCCGTCGTGATAACGATCCCCTCCCTCCCCCTAAAGACTCCGGCCTTCTCCGCCGGACACAGGGTCGTCTCCCCACCGACGAACTCCTCCACCTTAGCCCGGGAGAACGGCCCCCGGTAGAGGACCGGCACCCGGGAGACCAGGAACCGGGTGCAGGCATCCACATAGGCATCGTGGTCCAGGTACTTACCGTTAACAGTAACGGCAAAGACCCGGAAGTCCCACTGGCCGTTCTGGAGCCCGTAGGCCATGTCCTGGACCCCGGAGCCGTAGACCTCCCCGAAGACCATAACGTTGTTCTGGCCGTTACAGAGGGAGAGGAGCAGCTCCCGGATACCCGGCCGGTCCAGGACCTCAAAGAACTGGGACCTCTTCGTGACCTCGAAGAACCACTCGACCTCCCGCTCCTTCTCCTCCCCGGTCCGCTCGTCCTTCCTCATTTCGGTCAGGGGCTTGCCGTCCGGGCCGTAGACGGGCCTCCGCTTCCTCTGGGTCTGGAGTTCCTTCCTCCGCACGTCGTGGGAACCGGCCATGAACCTCCAGATCGGGGAGCCGTCCTCCCGGGTATCCCGGATCAGGCCGACCCGGGCATTCTTCCCGTGGATCTTCTCGGTAAAGACCACCTCCTCCCCCTCCTTGAGGACGTCCGGGAAGTTGTTGATGTTCTCCAGGGTAAAGAACGTGTGGAAGGCGGGGTGGTCCCGCTCGGAGTCCCCGTCCGTGCAGTCCAGGGGCGGCTCCCACTTACCCAGGCCGTAGTGGTCCACGACCGAGTAGCCCACCGGCCAGTCCGGGTCCTCCGGGACCAGGACGAGGCCGTAGGAGGGTTCCCCGCGGAGCCGGGCTACCTTGATCCGACAGCCCGTCACCTGTCCCGTCCGCTCGTCCCTGACCGGGGAGCCGTACTTGGCCACGTTGAGCTTATCAGCCAGAGTCGTGGGCAGGACGGTATCCGGGGGCAGGTAGACCACCTTATCCCCCTCCCGGAACTGGGCCTGGCCGGTCTTCTCGTCCCGGCCGATACAGGTCCGCCAGCCCTTGATGACAGCAATCGCCATGCGGTCAGCATTCGGGTGCTTTTCCACCCTATCCACCCGGCAGACCTCCGCGATCAGGCTCGACATGTTCTCCTCCTTTCCTCTAGTCCCCAACTAGCTCGACCCGCAACACCTGGATGTTCTCGGCCGTATCCCGAAGCGACTCAAAGACGTCCTTCAGGTCTGCGTCCGACAGCCCGCTCCCCCGGGCCCCCTCCCAGCCGGCGATCCCGGGGTCCGTCTCCACCGGGACGTGGGGGAGCAGCTCCACCGTCTTGAACCGCCTCCCCTCCGGGTCGGTCCGCTCGGCCACGACCAGGATTCTCACGGGTCTTACCTCCTCTTCCGGTCCAGGTCCCGAGCCACCAAGATCCCCTTCTCCGTCAGGGAAGGGTAGCCGGACTCCCGAATGTAACCCCCCTCCAGCAAGGCCCGGAGGACGGCCGTCTGGGAGGCCCCCCACAGGCCGGGGGTCGGGCACACGTAGTAGGGAAACCCCCGCAGGTAAGCCCGGAGGACCACTTTGGCCTGGGCCGGAGTCAAAACCGTTTCCACGGCTCACCTCCCTTCCCGGGGAACGGACACGGATTCCCTGGGGTAGACCACCACGTCGAGCCCCATGGAATCGTGCTGGCAGGGGACCTTCGTGTTGGACAGGACGTCCTGGAGGCCGTGGCAGACCACGGCCGGGCCGGCCCAGAAGAACCGGCCCCGGTAGAACTCCATCTTCAGCCCGGCCCGCCTCATATCCCGCATGAACCGGCACACGTCCTGCCGGCCCTGCTCCTTCGCCAGTCGGTACAGCTCTTTGAGCTTCATCGGAGTCATCTCCAAAAAAAGGGGAAAGTCTCGTCTCCAAGGGGAATACGGGGTTGGGCAAGAAAAATTTACTCTCCCCCGGCCCGGACGTAGGCCAGGGCCAGGTCAAACCGCTCCCGGATGGTAGCTAGGCTGGTTCCCCGGCCGAAGATGTCATACATCTGGTCGTCATCAAAATCGGGAGGGGCCTGCTGCAAGGACGTCCGGACGTGGCCCACCAGCTCGTCCCACTCCGCCCAGGAGACCGGGCTAAAAATCCGGGAGACCCGGACCAGGGTATCCACCTCCCCCCTCTCTGCCTCATCCAACTGCCCGTAGATCCCGTCGGCCACGAAGGCCCCGAAGTGCTCCGGCCAGAGGTAGTCCGACAGGGGGAAATGATGGACATGCTCCTGCTCGTCCAGGTACATCACATCAAAGGCTGAGTAGGTACTACCCTTCGACTTGTTCCAGCAGTCCCCGTGCTTGGGGTTGGTGGTCTGGCTCACGAACCGGACCCGGCCCTTCTGAGAACCCTTGGTCGCCCTCTCCAGCCAGTAGCGGATCTTGCACCGGAGCCGGAAGCCGAACGGGTAGTCACCCACGAGGTAGGCCGTCTCCGGGGAAACGTGGCCCCGGATCACGGTAAACTTCTTCGTCTCGGTCGCCATGGAAGTCTTCTCCCGAAAAAGAAAGGTTTGTCCCCCATCTAGAATACGGAAGCCGGCCAGGAAAATTAACTAGGTCTCCGGGAAATCATGCTTCCGGAAGTCTGTAACGTGGGGCTTGTGGTACGGCCGGGGGCTGGGCTTCTGGGGCCGCTTGGCTGCCTCGTCAATCAGCCGGGCAATGACCACCGGGTCTCCCCCCGTCTCGGCGATCCGGTCGGCCAGCCACACCGGGTCCGGGGTCCAGGCGATCAGTACTGAGTCGTCCGGGGTATGGGCCGGCCGACCCTTCTTCAGCTCCTCCAGGTTGGCCGTCTCCAGGACGATGATCTTGAATTCCCTTACCGCTCAGGTAGAGCGTGGGCCGATCCTCCTCACTTGATACCGAAGTCCTGATCGGTTACATCCCTGGTGTTCTCGTCTCCAGCCTTAGCGAGTAAAGCCTTAATCCCCTCCTGGGTCCGGCCCCCGAACAGGATAATTTGAATCGGTAGGCCGAGCCCGGTTAGGTCTAAGGTGTGAGTCCTCCCATCCCTCATGTACTTCCAGGAGGCATCACTGACCCCAATGATGACCGTCTTCGTCCCCTTGGCATCCTCTCCGATCCCGAAGACTACTTTTTCCGGCTTGCTAGGTTCCATAATCACTCCTCCAACCCCTTGAACTCTTTCTTGATCCTCTTCGCCGTCTTCGCCACCTCCTTCTCCGCCCGGGCACTGATGTCCTGGCTCCCGTCCTGCCGGTAGACGGTTAAAACCTCGAAGCCGTCGGCATAGTCCCGGAGGAAATGGATCAGGTCGTCCCCATCCACCAGCCACCTCTGCCCGTCCTGGCCCAGCCCGGCCCCGTCCAGAAGAGCCTCCTCCAGATCCATCCCGATGGCATCCTCCTCCCGGACCAGGACCAGGGCTAATTGGTTAAGGAGCCGGGCCTTGCCCGTGTCCAGGTCGGCCACGACCCAGCCGTTGTGCTGCCGGGAGTGGAAAAAATATGTGCCGCGATGGTCCGTCGAGCCTATGAAGAACATGGAACTCGTCTCCTGAAAGAGAAAGGAAAGAGGGGAAGGGAACCGACTCCCCTCCCCCCCCCGAGAAAATTTCCTAAATGTCATGGTGGTCGAGCATATCCCGGATAAGTGCCAGGATAACCAGGGACTCCTTCTCCAGCCCGGCTACCTCAGCCTCGGTCAAGGTTGGCCGGACATAGGAGATGGTCTTGAGGGAGGGAGCCAGGGATCGGGAGACCAGGACGTTCCAACGGTCTCCATCGAACAGGGAGCCAATCTCCTCAGATTGGAAGTCATAGGCATTGCGGTTAATCTGGACCCGGACCACCCGGCCGTCCGCGGCGAAGATCATCTCATCGTGCCAGGTCTGGTCAGACAGCCAGGTCCGGTGGTCGAGAACCTTAACGGTAGTTTTGGTCCGGGTCTTTTCGGTCGAGCAGCTCTTCATCGGATTCATCTCCAAAAAAGGTTAGCAGTAGATTTGAACCGCGAACCGGCCTCTAACCGGCCTGCCCCAGCATGATCTCAGCGTCCTCGCTCCGGTAGGAAGTCGGCACCACCAGCCCGCAGGCCGCGTCGAAGATCCCGTGGACGGCCTGGGTCCGCCGGGGCAGCTGGTCCAGGGAGCCCTTGAGGACCTCCGTGAGGCTGTTAAACAGCCGCCACAGAGTCTTGCCCCCCTCCCGGAACTCGGGGTGGGAGGGCTCCCGCCACTCCTTGAGCACGGCCGGCAGCCTCGTGACCGGGAGGGCCTGGGCGTCGATGGTCTGGACCAGGAGGTCGTGGGCCCGGCCGTCCGGGATCTCACTATTCCGGTAGGCCGCGAACCGCTCCTCCTGGGTCCGCCGGAGTCCCCCCAGCAGCCCCACGGCCCGGTCCACCAGCAGGGGCAGGTCCCGCTCGATGTGGGCCGTGTGCCGCCGGGAGAGCCGGACCTCCCCGGAGAAGGACAGGTTGTCGCACACGAACACCTGGGCCCCGAGGCAGAGCCCGGCCGGGAAGGTCTTGTCATGGGAATTCCTCACCCCAGCGATGAGGCCGAAGTCGCCGTCCTCGGCCCCGTCTTTGCCCGCGATCTGGAGCAGGCCGAAGTAACGGTTGCCGTCGTGGCTCAGGCCGTGGCTCTCCGCAACTACCGCGAGCCCCGACCGCTCCAGGGAGCCCCGGACGCCGGCCAACAGGGTCGCGTGGGGGATCGGCACCCAGGTCCCGGTCCGCTCCGGGGTGGGGGCGTCGAGCACCTGGCCCAACTCCACGGCGTTCGCCCCGCAGTGGAGCATCAAGTTCGCCTTACGCATGGAAGTCGTCTCCTAAAAGTCTCTTCTCCGTTCCACATCCGAACTAGGGAGGGGAACGCCCCCTCCCCCGAAAAACCTTCTAGGCCCAGTTGGGTAGATCGTAGTACCCCTCTTCCCGGGCGTAGGCGTTCCAGCCGGAATCAATGAGCCGGCCCTGCCGGTCCTCGGAACTCTCCCGGGAAGGGGCCGGCACCCCCTCCGCACAGGACTTGCAGCAGCCCTTATGGGAAGAGGCATACTTCCGGTTCGTGGTCCGTCCACAGGAGTAGCATTTGGTCAGGTAGCTCTTCATCGGATTCATCTCCAAAAGAAGTTAGCAGTAGATTTGCACCGCGAACCGGCCCTGGTACTCCACCACCCGGGCCGGCTTCCCGTCGGCTTCATACCGGGAGGCAATATCCTGGGCCAGCTCCCGGGTCGCCCAGGTAGTTACCTTGGACGCGTGGCCGTTCGTATTCCGGAGGAACATCCAGGAAGGGGGGATAGCCTCCATAGCCTTCAGAAGACCGTTCGCAAACCGGGAAAATTCTTTCGCGTTCATCGGATTCATCTCCCTTTTCAAGTTCCCCGTTTCTCATCCTCTCTATCTAGAATACGGTCGTTCCACGAAAAAGTAAATAACCTTTTCCGAAAAATTCCCAAATAATCCTCCGATCCCCCGGCCGGAAGACCCTACCTTAAATTTCTATTTATGGATAGAACCCCTGGAAACCTATCCAGAATCGTCCAGGATCGACCCGGGGGCCTTCCTACCCCTATCCCCCTACTCGACCTGTCCGGAAGCCTTCCAGGGGCCATTTTAGAGGGTTTCCAGGGGAGCCCTACTCCTGGTCCCCCTCTCCTACCCTCCGGGGCAGCCCCCCCCGGGGCTCATAGGCTGAGACCACGGCCGGGTTGCCCACGTCGAAGCAGTGGGCCAGGTGGCAACAGCGGCCGGGCTCGAAGTACCGATCCCGCTGCTGAATCCAGTTCAAACGGATCAACCTCCTCCCCTTCTCCTCCCCCGAGGTATTGATCCCCACCTCCCCGGTAATATAGGCGTGTTTCCGCTTATCGTTCGAGAAGTTCCCCCGGTGGAGGGTCCACTGGGAGTAACTAGCCGCATCAGCCTGGGTCGCCGTCACCAGGAGGCAGTGCAGCTCCGTGTTCAGGGCCCGGAGCTGGGAAAAGTTCTCGTCGATCACCTGCCTGGGGTCCATCCGGGAGTTCGGGGGAGCCAGGATGTCGGCATAGTCAAGGATCAGGACGTCCGGGACCCAGCCGTCCTCCATCTCCCAGGCTTTCAGGGTCGAGCGGATACCGGCCACCCCCAGGATCTTCTGGGGAGAGCAGTGCAGGCCGAAGTAGGAGTCCCGGGAGCGGACGTCCCACTTCTGGATCTCCTGGCACGTCTCCCAGGCGATCTCCTCGGTCAGGGGACCGTCAAACACCAGGTCCTCCCCGTACTCCACGGTCGCCGGCTCCCGGGAGAACTTAGGGAGCGTCACCGCCTTGGGCCATGGGACCCGGCAGGGCCAGGTCCCGGTGGGGGAGTAGATCGGGTGCCGGGAGGCCCGGACGTAGAGCCGGAGCTTCAGCTGGTTCTTACTGTTGTCCCCCAGCTCGAAGAAGGCCACCCTCCTCCGCTGGCACATGGCCCGGAAGGCCAGGTCCACCAGGAACCAGGTCTTCCCGGCCTTCTCGGGGGCCAGGAAGAGTAGGAACTCGTCCCGCCGGAGCATCCCGGTAAAGAAGTCTCCCAGGGCTCCGGGGTACTCGAAGAGGGGCTCGAAGCGGTCCTCCCGGAAGGGCTCGACCACCTCGAAGCGGTCCGTGTAGGGCTTGATCCGGGCCGACGGTCCTAGCCGGAAGGGGACCAGGGCCGTGGACAGAGACTCTACCGCGGCCTCCGTCCGGTTCATGGCTAGGTGGCCGGAGGCAGCAGCGAGGGCCCGGTTCACCTTGACCCTCTGGAGGTGCCGGCCGGCGATGTCCATCACGTGGTCGGTATTGTCCACCTGGAAGTGCTTGATCTCGATGTTCTGGCAGATCTCGGACAGGAGCCGGTCGTAGGCGTCCTGGGTAGCCTGGTCAGGCTGGCTCTCCTCGATCCAGACGGCGAAGAGGTTGTTGATGTCCTCCCCTGGAGCCCGGTTATGCTTCCGGTAGTAGGCCGCGCACCAGGAGCCGATGACGTTCGCGTCACTGGCCTCAAAGGGACCGGGGCCGTACTCCGGCCAGACGGCTGCTAGGGGGCCGCAGACCCCGCTATTGTTGATCATGCCGGCCAGGATTAGCCGTTCCTGGTTCCCCTCCTTGTGCTCGTGGACCTTCACGCGTAGCCCTCCCACTGCTCGTCCCCGGAGGGGAGGTCGTTGTCCGGAGGGGCCATGAGGTCCCGGGACGGACAGCCCTTCTCCTTGCCGTAGGACTCGGAGAAGCGGCTTTTAGGACGAGACTTTTCCAAACGACGACGTTCTAGGGCTTGTAGGACCCGGGCTTTTTCCTTCCGGAGGGTTCTGGGGGTAAGTAACTGGGGCTGGTACGGATGTTTGATGTGTTTGAGGTGGTCCCGTACCAGATCCTCCATCAACTTTTCGGCCTCCTGCTGGGCCTTTCCGGAGGAAACGAAATCGGTGACTATCCCCAGGAGTTCCCTACTCCAGCCGGAAAGGTTTGGGGGCTTGGACTGATAGTACCTACCGGAGTTCTTGATTTCTTCGTAGAAGAGTTTGGCCAGCTGCTTCGCTCTTCCGGCCAAACCTTCCTCTTTCCCGTCCCCATTAGAACGACCGTTCCCAGAGAAAAATCCGTTCCGTTCCTTACCCCCGGCCGGTAGGCCGGGGGGATCTTTCTTATTATTTCTTTCCCTATCATGTATAGGATCGGGGGGTTTCCCCCCCGGATAACCGGGGGGATTTCCCGGTGTTTCAATTACCGGGAAATCCCCCCCATTGGGTAATCGGGGGGATTTCCCCCCCTTTGAATTCCCGGAATCTTCCCCTCCTCCTCCGTCTACCCTATCAATAGCCTGCTCGATCATCTGGATATTTACCCGGACGTACCGTCTCGGGGGACAGCCGAACCTTTTCATCTCAATGAAAACTTTTTCCGGGAGGTAGACGGTTTGCTTCCCCTTCTTCTTTACCTTCCCCTGTAATTCATCTAGGATTCTAGACTGGGCATCCGGGGAGTAGCAGAGGACCTTCTCAGCCTTTTCCTCACTGAATTGGACCCAGCCCTGCTCTCGGAGGGCCTTCCTCCTGGAGTTTTTGGGGACGATCCCCCAGAGGTTCAAGATGTGCTGGATCAAGATAGCCGCATCGTGGGACATGATTTTGAGGTAGTCCCTGGAGAACGGGAACCAGTTTCCGGAATCCTTGTTTCTCCGGAGGTAGCGAACGAAGTCCTCCTCAGTAGGAACCGGATTTGTTGAGATGTCATTGCTTTCGGACACGGGAATCTCCTTCTCCTTTGAAGGTTTTGGGTAGAGGGATAGGGCCGGAAAACCCGATATCGGGTCCGGATTCCTGAAGAAGTTTTCGGGAAGGGGGGTTTTCGCCTTTTGGAAAAACCCTTAGAATTGGGGTAGGCATACAGGCTCCTTCTTCACGGCGGGGGCACCAAGTTACCGGAGGGGGAAGGACTAACGAACCTTCCCCCTCCCCATTTCTACGTCAACGGTTTACGAATCCCGATTCGAGAAACCATGTCCGGCTACACTGCCTAACTGGTTCATTCGATCCCGTGGTGCCGGCGGTGGCACTCTTCGCAGAGGACAATTAGATCCTCTGGAATTTCCTGTCCACGGCGTTCGTAGGTTTTGTGATGGACATTTAGTTTGCAGCCCCTTTTGTTACAAAGTTGACACTGGAAGCTGGCATTTCTTAGCATCCAGTTCCGAATTTGTTTCCAGTGGTCTGTTTGAAGGTATTCCTTGTATGGCATAGTTTTGAGATGAAGTAATTCTTGCTGCTCTTCCTCCCTAGCTTTCTCTGCTTCCCGGTGGCAATCTTCCCTACTTTTTAAGCAGTCAGAGCACATAAAACGGTCGCTTAGTAGTCTTAACCCCTCGCTTCTTTGAGCTGCTTCCAACTGGAGAAAGAAGTGGATACGGTTCCTTCCATACACGTATGACAGGGGATCTCGAATTCTTTGGGCGGGGGAGTAAACGGCTTTTTGAGAATAGCAAAGAATGCTTTCCTCGCTGGGCCTGCTAGGAGTGGATGTAGCCAATATAAACGATAGGACTCTTCTTCTATTTTTTTCATAGGCAATTCTGATAAATGAACGAAGATGTCCTTTTCCAAAGATCTACGAAGTGAGGAAATTTCTGTTTGGTACAGGGAAATTTCCTCTTCTAAAGAAGCTACCCTCTGGATTTTTTGAAAGATGTGTTGTGGTTCCGGGTCATTGACAGGAACGGATTTTTTCACGGTCATTGCCTCCAGGCAACGTCCCCCAGCAAAGAAAAAAGGTAGGGGCGGGTCGGCTGGAGGACACAACCCATCAACCCCGGTTCCCGCAGCTAACAGGAGACCGGGATCTAGCCCCTGCCCCGATGATTCCTCTGTCCTGTCCGGCCCCTGGGCCGGAGGACGTGGGGGCTCCGTTGCCCCGGAATGATGGGACCCTAGCCGGCGCTGGCCAGGGACTTTCGGAAGTCCTTGTGGGACAGGCGGCCCCTTGGATAATGGCGGGCCGGCATCCCCAGTAATTTCCTCAGGACGGCGTTCCTGGACCCCGATTCCCGGGACCTCTTCTTCAGTTCAGTAAAGACCTCTTCGTCCACGACGACGTGCTTGGTAGCCGACATGGTTCTCCTCCTTTCCTCTGGACCTACCAATAACTTAACAAGTAAAGCCAGGTTTTGTAAATACCTCTTTTCCCGGCTCCCCTTAACCCCTACTTCTGCCCGTAGGTCACGGTCACGGTGACCAGGGTGGGGTCGGAGGCCGGGGGAGCCGTCTCCGTGACCCCGGTGATGCCGGCCAGCTGGAAGCCCCCCTGGGTGGCGTAGATCCCGGCCCGGGTGGCGGCATCCTGCATGGCGGCGGCCCGGGCCGCGTTCATGGGGGCATTCATGTCGCTGGCCGTGCTGGTGATGGAGAGGAGGGTGGCCCCGGCCATGGCCCCCTGGACGGCCCCGACCTTGGAGGCGTCCCTGACCGTGACCTTGACGGGGACCTGGACCAGGTAGCCGGTCCGGGTGGTCGAGCTGGTCATGGTCGGCAGGGCCGTGGGGTCCGCGGGGGTGGAGGTCCCGGTCCAGGTGTAGGCCGCGTAGGTGGCCTGGGAGAAGACGACGTCCCCGGCCTGGACCCCCTGAGCGGCCAGGGCCGCCTGGAGGTTGGTTTCTTGAGTAGTGACCAGGGCCGTGGCGTCGGCCTGGGAGCCGATCACGGCCAGGTCCAGCCGGGCCGAGACCACGCGGAGGTCCAGGGTGGGGTTTGCGTGGGCCGTACCCTGGACGATGACGGCGGCCGGCAGTGGGGCTCCGGCCAGGAGACAGAGAGACAGGGAAAGCAGGAGTCGTTTCACGGAAGCAGTCCTCCAAAAAGGGGTTCGCTCAGGATTTTTCCAGGATCATGTCAACAACATGGCAGCCCGGAACGTGGGTGGCTATCCCGGTCTTATGGCAGTCGGGGCAGTCCTCGGTGACGGTGGACCGGCCTACCCCGTCGTCTGAGGTCCTCCGGGAGATCCAGCCCCTCCCCTTGCACCGGCGGCACCGGGCCCGGAGGTGGGCCAGGAGGGGGTTCGGCCGGAGGACGAAGCCCGGCTTGTGGAACCGGGACCCCCCGGAGTTGCACGTTTTGCAGTTGGTCCAGCCCCCCTCGTGCCTGCCGGAGGCCGGGTCCCTCTCGGGATAGTAGCCAGCCTTACCTCCGAACGGGTTGGGCTTACCACGATATTCGCCACAAACCGGGCAGGGGACCTCCTCCTCGACGTGGACCCCGGCCTCCTCCAGGGCGTCGGCCAGGAGGGAGAGGAGGTCGTGGCTGAGCCGGCCGTCTTCGGCCCTCTCCTCGTAGGCGGCCCGGGCCAGTTTGGGGACGGTCCCGTCGTGCCAGAGTAGACATGGATAGGGTTCCCCCATGCAGTTGGGGCAGGTTGCATGACGAGGTAGTGGGCCGTGCTCGATTACGTGCCGGACGTTCCCGTACTTCCGTCTCCGGTAGTCCTCCAGCTCTGCGAATGAGTAGGGGACCGGGACTTTCCCCTTACCACCGCACGTCTTACAGCCGGGTAGTTTCGTCGTTTGGAACGGGTCGAAGAGGTCCCGGAGGAGGGCGGCCTTCTCCGGCAGGTACTCCCGGACGTTGCACCAGGCGAAGGCCAGGGAGTAGGGGGTCTGGGCCCAGGGGTCCTCCCGGCCGTCAGAAGCCAGGACCGCGGAGTAGCTACAGCGGTCTCCGGCGTGAGTACAGGGGGTATAGCCAGGCTGGACCAGGTTGAGGTAGTGGCAGGCGCAGCAGAAGAGGCGGCATTTCCGAGGGTCTGCTCTCCTCCGGGGAAGGTCGATGACCACAGAGTCCTGGATTCTGGACGATATTCCGTCCAGGAAATCCAACATTCTCCCCGGATCGGTACTGGCCAGCCACTCAGCCTCTGTCATCTCGTTACCCTCCTTCCACAGCCGGGCCTGTTTGATCCACTCCCGGGTCGTGACCAGCATGGCCCCCCTCCCCCGTACCCTCTTCCTGCGGCCGGTGCTGGTCCAGCCAGTCCCTCCACTGGCCGTCTAGGACGGCCAGAAGCTCGAAGACGGCCGACGCCGTGCCGGAGAAGACCAGGACGTTCTCCGGTGACCTCTCTGACCCTTCCGGAGCCGAAAAAACTGGTTCGGGAACGACTAGCCTCCCGGCCCAGGTCTGGATGTCCCCATCGTAGACCAGCCCCTCGAAGCGGCTCCCGTGGGGGAGCCGGGCCAGGTGCCCGTGGGCCGCGAGCTTCCACCCCCTCTGCCGGCCCTTCCTCCGCCTCTCCTCCTTCCGCCTCTTCCGGTCCTCCCTCTGCTGGGCCTCCAGCTCGGCGGCCCGTTTGAGCCGGCACTCTTTACAAGGGCTCTCTAGGGCCTTCTGCTTTCGTCGCTCCTTGAAGGGGTCCTTGGCCCAGAAACCGAAGGGTACTTCGTGGCCGCAGGCGGCCCTGATGGTCTCGGAGCCGACGAAGGGGGGCGGGGGGGCCTTGAAGCCGAACTTCGGGTTCTTCAGCTCCTCACCCAAAATCTTCCTCTGCTCCGGGGTCAGCCCGGCCTTCCGGAGCATCTGCCGCGCCTGGTTGAGCCGGTTAGTCGCCTCTACCGACTCGGGGAGCCCGGCCGGCTGCCCCAGAGCTTCGGGGAGCCGGGCGATGGGCTTCTGGACCCGGGGAGGGGGTTGCTGGGGCTGGGGGGCCGGGGTGGCGAGGCCCTGCTTCCTCCGCATCCGCTCCAGGTAGTCCTTGGCTGGCATGGTCTTCCTCCCTCCTATCTAGGGGGAAAAGTAAAGAAATTATCGGTTAGTAGCTATCGAAAGTAATGGTTTCCCGTGGAAACCAGGTAAAAATCGTTTCTACGGGGTTTTGGGTAGTCCATACTACCTACCCCCTACCCGGGACCCCGGAACGCTTCCTGGGCCGTTTTTGAAGGGTTTCCGGGGTTCTCCCGGATCTGGTACTGGGCCCCGTAGAAGTTCCAGACGGAGAGTTGAGACTAGATTACCTCCTCCCAGGCGTCCCCGTAGGTACTGGAGATGACGAAGACCTTAACCCCCTCCCCCTTCCACCTCTGGTAAAAGGACCGGACCTCCGGGGAGTCGGGTTCGAGCCGGTCAATTCGCAGTCCCCATGAGGTAGGCGGGATGGAGCCGAATTCCCCCGGGGGAAAAGAGGCCGGCGGTAGCCACTCCAGGTTCTTCAGGGCCGGGCTCCGCCCGACGGTCTGCTCCAGGTCTTCTCGCAACTCTCTCCAGGTCTCGTCCTTCATCCGGTCGGTTAGCAGGAGCAGGTAGCCGGTGTTGGCCACGGTGCGTCCTCCTTTCATCAATCCTCAAATTCCTCGCTTCTAGTTGGTCTCTCCACGAAGACGTAGGGCCGCTCCATGAGCCACTTCTGGTACTCCTCAGAAGCGTTCCCGACCCCTAGACAATCTTGGAGGCAGTCGGCGTCCAGGAAGAAGCTGCTGTTCCCCCTCCCCTCCCCCTGGTCCCAGTCGGAGACGCAGCGGCCCCCGTCAGGAGTGTAGAGGCTCCTCTTGGAGTTATTCCGCCGGTCCCTCCTCCACAGGTAGCCGGCCTCCAGCAGGGTCTTCTTGACCTCCTCCCACTCGGCCGGGGAAATCTCTACTAGGCCAGTATTCGGTAGGAGCCTCACGTCTCTACCCCCTTCCTTCTCAAAACCCACAGGTTATCGTGGATGCCGAACCAGTGGGGGAGGGGCAGGCTTTCCACCTCCTCCCACTCCCGGTCCAGGAGGTCGAAGAAGGAGTCGTCGGCGCAGCAGCCGTTCCACTCCCCGACGTAGACCAGCCGGTCTCCCCGGTAGGCCCCCAGGGTCTCCGCGGCCCAGGGCTCGTTGTAGGACGGCCAGCACAGGAGCAGGGTCCGGTCGGGGTGGAGCCGGACGGCCCTCCGGCCGGAGAGTTTGACTACCGAATGCCAGGGGTGGAAGAACCCGTACCTCTTCTGCACTCCCCCGGCCGGGATGGGCTTGGGGTCAGTGGCCAGGACGTCGGCCCCCTCCCGGGCCAGCTCGTGGGCCCAGTAGCCGCTGCCGGCCCCCACCTCCAATAAGGGGGAGAACCTGGCCACGAGCTTCAGGGCCTCCCGGGAGGGGATGGTGAAGCCGAACTTCCGGACGAAGCCCCAGCGGGTGTAGAGCTTCCGGTGGGCCTCCTCCTCGGACCCGACTTCCCCGGCCTCTAGCTTGTTTAGGAGGACCCGGACGTCGTAGTATTCCGGCCTCCCGAAGAGGTTCGTCAGGGGGATGCCCTGCTCTCGGATGGTCCTCTCATACAGGCTCAGGCCAGGCTCATGGGGGTCGGCCAGGACCTCCTTCCTGCCCCCGAAGAGTGCGTCGGTGAGACTACTCACGTTTTCTTCCTCTTCTGACAGCCGGCGTATTTCCCGGGGAGCCCGTGCTTCCTCCGGTACTTGAAGATCCTCTCCCCGACGTTGACCGTGGTCAGGCCATACTCCTCGGCCAGCTCCCTCAGCAGCTTCCCGGCCATGAACTCCCGGTACAGGAGGGCTGTCAGCTCCCGGTCCTGGTATTTCCTGGCCTCAATGAGCCCGTCCCGGAGGAACTGAATCCGCACGGTCTGGGGGCTGCAGCCCAGCTCCTTCGCGATCTCTTTCATGGTCATTCGCTTCTCCTGGAACAGCTTCCGGAGGGACTCGGGGATCAGATACCTCCTCCGGCTGCCGACCCGGAGGGAGGAGGAGCACCCCTCCGGCCCCCGGAGCCGATAGCCGTTCTGCCCGGCGATCTCCCGGACGATCTGTGAGATCCGCTGCCTCCGGAGGCCGAAGTCCCGGGCCAGGATGCCGGCCGACTCGCCCCGCTGGTACCTCTGGAAGATCTCCTCGTTCCGCTCCTGCTGTCTCTCGGCCACGACTACACCCCCTCGATCAATCCAGGAATGCTTTCCTCAGTTTCCGGACCTCCCCCGGGGAGGCCGATCCTGGGTCGGGGGCATCTAGCTCCACCCGTACCGTCTTCCCCGGGAACAGGGCCAGCTCGGAGGCCAGCCGCCCGGCCCGCCGCTGGGCCCCCGGCTCGGAGTCGAACACGATGACCCTTTGGGGGTAGCCGGCCAGACGGACCAGCTGGGCTCTGGAGTAGCCCGTACCCAGGGTAGCCACGGCCCCGGGGCCGATGCGGATGGCGTCCAGGGGACCCTCGACGACGACCACGGAGGACCGGGCCAGGTCCCCCCCGTAGAGCAGGCTCTTACTCCCCACCTCCTCCTCATCCGGTCCGGCCGTGACGTAGCGGAGGACCCCCTCCCCGTCGGCTACGGCCCGGGTGGTCCAGGAGACCGGCCGGCCACCGGAGCAGATGGGCAGGAAGAGCCGCCACTGGAGCCGGGGGGCCAGGGCGATGCCCTCGATCCCCCACAGCCGGACCAGGCCCTCCAGGTCCCGGAAGCCCCTCCCCCGGAGGTAGTCCCGGTGGGGCCGGCACAGGGGGTGGTCCAGGGGCAGCCTCCCAACGGGTAGCTTCAAGGTCCCCTGGGGCTTCTCCTCTGGTCCCGGGACGTGGGCGGACCCATCCATGGAGCGGAGCAGGCTCCGGATCTCCCCCTCGGACCTCCCGGAGAGGGTGGCCAGGGTCTCGGGGAGCCGCTGGTAGCCGCAGACCCAGCAGGACAGGTAGCCCCTCGAAAGGTTGTAGCCCAGCCGGAACCTCCCCGAGTTGGGGGAGCAGGAGGGGCAGTCCAGCCCTAGCCAGCCCCGGGAGACGTGGTGGTGGGAGCCCGCTTCCCGGAAGCTGATGTTCAATTCGGTCAGGAGGTCGGGAAAGGTCATTCTTCTTCCCCCTCCTCTAAAATCGTCTGGCACAGCAGGTCGAAGATGTCCAGGTCGCCCTGCTCCGGGGCCCCGTCCAGGACTCCTGCTAATAATCGGTCCTTCCGCTGGAGCAGCCCGCAGAGCTGCTCCTCCACCGTGTCCCGGGCCGTCAAGATCCAGGAGGTCGTGGGCACCCCGGCCTCCCCCCTCCCCACCCCCCTGACCCTCCCCTCCCCCTGCCTGAGCTTCCCCGGGCTCCAGGGCAGCTCCACGAAGGCCGCCCGGCTGACCCCGGGGGCCGACCAGCCGGCCCCGGCCGCGTCCAGGTTGCCGACCAGGAGCCGGCAACCTTTTGACCGGAGGAACTGGTCCACGTGGAGCCTACGTTGTTTATCGGGGGTGCTCCCGTCCACCACGACGGAGTAACTCGGGAAGCGGCCGTGGATGCTCTGGATTACCTTCCGGTGGATGGCGAAGACGATCAGCTTGTGGTCCCCCTCCTGGAGAAACACCTCCAGCCAGTCGAGGACCCCGGGGAGCTTCAGCTCGGCGGCCAGCCTGCGGAGGTAGCCCAGCTGGGTCAGCCGCTCGGCTCTTAGAGTTCGGTCCAGCCGCTCCGGCCGGTGCTCCAGCAGCCACTCCCGGAAGGTGTCTCTTGCCTTCTGGTACTGGTCCCGGTCGGTCAGGTCCAGGGGGACTACCAGCCTCCGCTTGGGGGGCAGGAACGGCAGGATGTCCTCCTCCCGGTAGCGGATCATCATGCCCCTCCCATCCCCGTTGGCCCCCTGGGTGAGGAGCCTATGGAGCTGGGTCTCATTGGAGGAGCCGGACACGTCCCAGCCCCACCTGTTCCTCTTGGCGCCGCAGAACGTGAGGGCATAGGGCCAGAAGGCCGGGAACAGGTCCGGGCGGAGGATGTTCAGGACCGGCCACAGCTCGGCCGGCCGGTTGACCATGGGGGTCCCGGTCAGGGCGATCACGTGGGGGACCCCGGAGCACAGCTCCTTGACCCAGCGGGTCCGGGCGGCCTTCCTGCTGGAGCAAAAGTGGGCCTCATCAATTACTACTAATTGAGGATTTAATTCCTTCAGGAACCCCAGCCAGCCGGGTCCGGTGTTGGCCCTGTCGGCCCGCCTCCGCCCCAGGATGTCGTAGTTGACGATGGTAACGGGGGCCGCCTTCCGGAGACCCCGCTTCTTCCCCGGCCAGGTGGTCTCCAGGACCTCGGCCCGGAGCCCGGTGTGCTTCCTGACCTCTGACGCCCACTGGTACTTGATGAAGGCCGGGCAGACCACGACGATTGGCCGGGCCTCCGGGTGCCTCATGGCCCAGAGTAGGCTAATGAACGACTTGCCGCTCCCGAGGGGCATGGCCAGCAGGCCCCGGCCCCCGAGGAGGTGGAGCTGCTTGGCGCAGCTCCGTTGGTAGGAGTAGGGGACGGTCATCCCCGGTCCCTCCACTGGGTCCCCAGCCCCACGTCCCGGTACTTGGGGACGGTGGAGTCCGAGTAGTCGTCTACCACGGAGTAGTTGTAAGGTCCGTCCGGGGTCAGGGCCTCCAGGACCTCGGAGAGTCGGTCGTTGGTAACGTCGTTGGGGTACTGCCCCAGGACGTTGAGGATAATGTGGAGGGCTTCGGCCCGGGTGATCTCGATGGTACTCTTCCAGCCCATGTTCTCACCTCTCGCTGGGGAGGGCATATTTCTCGGGGACCGTTAGGAGTTCGTAGCGGCGGTAGAGGAGGAGGAAGCCGAACAGATACCAGGACCGAATCCGGTAGAGGCTTCCCAGACAGTTCGGGTAGCGGTCTCGCCTCTCGTGGTAGGTGATCATGGTCTCCTCTACAGGTCTGAGAGCAGGTCACGGATCTCGCTGAAGCTCTCCAGGATGCGCTCCACGGCCCAGCCTAGGTCGATCAAATAGCTGACCAGGAGGGAGCGGTGGGCGTTCGGCTTGGGCTCCTCCCCGGCCCCCGGGGCCAGCTCGTCAGGGTGGTCCAGGGCCAGCCGGATCACGGTGGCCGCGTCGGGGGAGACCTCGAACAGGATGCGGTCCAGGTCGAAGGCCGGGGGCTCCCGGTACAGCTGCCAGCGGTTCCCGGTGTAGGACAGGGTGTGGTTAGGCTCCCAGTCGGGGGGCAGGTCCGGGCTCTTCCCCTGGGTCGTGACGGCCCGGACGACCCCGGCCCGCTCCCCCCACCTCCGGGCCGTGGGCTTGAGGAACCTCCTCCGGGCCTCCTCCTGGAGTTCCCGCCAGACCACGATCCCCACCCAGGCGGCGTAGTCCCCGGAGTTGGGGTCGTAGGACAGGTGGGCCCGGACCCAGGCGGCGTGGGCGTCGCTCCGGAGGTCGTCCTCCGGCCTCCCGGACCTGCGGGCGAAGTTCCGGACGCACTTCTCGATCCGGTCTCGGGCCAGGGCGTAACCCTCCTCGGGCGAGGGTTTCTCTCGTTGCTGGAGAGCGGCGGTGCTCATGAGTTCGGCTCCTGTGTAGTTGGCCTATAGATCCGGGTGGCTTCCCGGTCCAGTTTCTCGAGGGTCTTCCGGACGGAGTCATTTCCTCGGACCTCCTCCCGTAGCTCTTTGGTCAGGGATAGGAGCTGGTCGGTGGAGAGGTATCGGTAGACGATACCGAGGATCTGGACAACGGTATCGTTGGAAGCGGCCATGGGATATCATCTCCCGAAGAAAAGGTTTTCGTTCTTCCCTATCCGTTATACGGATGCCCGCCCGAAAAGTAAACTACCTTTTCCGGAAAATTTCCCCCCTACCCGGCCCGGCTCTTCCGGACCTCCTTCCAACGGTCCCCCAGCTCCCTGTGGAGGATGGCATAGACCCGCTGCCGTGACAGGTGGAACCTGCGGGCCAGCTCCAGGACGGGGAGCCTCTGCCCCCACGCTTTGAGGAGCCTCCGGTCCCGGTCCCGGTAGGGCCGGTGCATCCGGCCGGCGTTGTCCCGGAGCAGGCAGCCGCACGACCGGACCTTCCCGGAGAGTAGGTCCCCGGCCGCAACGACCTTGCTCCCCCCGCATTTGCAGGAGCACTCCCATAGCCGGCCCCCGTTATTTGGCCCGGCATTGGGGAGCAGCCGGACGGCCCGGAGCCGGCCGAAGGGGGGGTGGTGGGTGAGGTCGGCCGGGGGCCGTCCCACGGGTCGGACGGTAGGTAGTTCCATGGTTCTCTTGGGTTCTCGGTTCCGTTGGGGTTCACGGGAGTCGTCTCCGGGTAAGGTTCCTGGGACTACCTCTAGCCCCCCTGGTCCCGGTCAGGAGCCCACGCGGCCTGGCCCACGTACTCCATGTCCTCCCACTTGCAGCGGAAGAAGGCCTGCCCGGGCATCTTGTCCCGGGACTCCGGGATGGAGACGAATCCCTGGCAACCCCAGGACTTCGGCTCCGTCACCATGAGGAAGCAGCCGCGAAAGAAACAGCTCTCCAGGTCCGGGGAGATCTGTACTACGTCTCCCACTTGTAAATCCATCGGTTTCATCGTCCTCTCTCCTCTCATAGATGCTGGCCCGGGAACTCCCCCTTGCGGATGACCCGGGTCTTCCGGCCCCTGACCCGGCTTTTGCCCTTCCCCCTCTTCCGGGGAGGGGGGATCGGGACGAATTCTCCCTCGGTAGGGGTATGGTCTACGCAGCAGGAAAACCAGTTCCTCCCGGACCGGAGCCTCCCCACCCCCACGGCCCTCGCTTTGCAGCCGGGGAAGCGGCAGCAGGTAGAAATCTGCTGGTTGCTCCACCTCCGGGAGCACTGGGGGCAGTAGTAGCCGTTGCGGCCGTCGCTCCGGAGCACGTAGTCCAGGGTGGTCCGGAGGTGGGCCGGGGAGTTCCCCGTCGAGCACTCCGGGCAGGGCTACCTCATACTCCTCGGCATTGGGTCTCCCCTCTCCTCTTGGTACTCAGTTCCCCGGCTACCGATACGGCCTCCCTCCGGGAGTCCTCCAGTACCTTCTGCTGGTTCTCCACATAGGCCAGGAGGTCCCGGAGGGCCTTGCGAACGGCTTCCCGGGGAGTCTCTCCCCAACCCCCTCCGGTCCTCGTCCACGGTCCCCCGGAGCCGGGAACGTCTGTGGGTACTTCCGAGATTAGACAGGACCAGCGGTCTGATATGTCGTCTGGGGGGAGGAGCCGGACGTTCCCCTTGCTCAGGGAGTAGTGCCAGCCCAGGTTCTCCCAGACCCTCAGCTTCCAGCCCTTCGGCAACTGCCTCTGGGCCTGCTTCCCGGCCGCCGCGGCTTCTGCCCTCGTCTTCATGGTTTCAGTCCCCTCCTCCGGGCTAAACAGATGGGGCAGAGCCGGGACCGGCCGCCCCTCCGCTTCAGCCTCCTCTCGAACTGCCGGTCCACGTCCCTCCACAGTCGTACCAGGGTCCAGGAGATGCCGGCCTGCTGGATTACCTGGAGGAGCCGGGCCCCGTCCCCGGCCCGGTGCCTCCGGAGCCGCTCGGGGAGGTCCTCGGTCCAGCCGAGGTAGTGCGCTGCGTGCTTGAGCCTCCGGGAGAAATGGATGAGGTAGCAGACCCCCCTGGCTCCCGTCCGGCTCACCCCGGCTCCCCCTTCTGGATGGCCCTCCGGGCCAGCTCCCGGTTGACCTCGGCCAGGAGCTTGGGCAGGACCTCCTCCCGGGGGCTCTCATCCCACCAGTTCAGCAGCCAGCGGACCCCGGCTGGCTCCTCCAGCCTCTCGTCGGTGGCGAAGCAGGTCCGAGCGAAGAATTCCTCGGTCTCCCCCACGGTCTTCAGGTCGTCCCCCTTCCAGCCGCAGTAACCCAGGAGGCAGGCCGCCTCGACCGGAAACTTCTCCAGGGCATAGCAGGGAGGGGGGCTCGTCGTGGCCCCCTGGATCAGGGCCGGGTCGTCCCGGAGCAGGGCTGTCCTGAGGGCCTCCAGCCCCCGGGTAGGGAGCAGGGGGGCCGCCGCCCTCCAGACCCGCCGCCAGCTTTCCATGACTTCCATGGTCTCAATCCTCCTCTTTTTCGGCCTCGTCGATCTCAGCGTCGAACTGGTCCTGCCTGGCCAGGCAACTGGTGCAGATGTCGTCTCCGGGGACCGCCTCCTTCTCCTTGCACATCCAGTAGTAGCCCACGTGGCCGGCCAGTCCCTCGGCTAACGCCTTGGCCAGCTCCTCCGTGACCTCCCGGATGCCTACGAACTTGGCAACCCCGGGGATCAGGACCCGGACCAGGTGGTGGGCGGCCAGGAAGGGAGGGTAGTCCCCGGTGGCCAGCTTGCGGAAGTGGTCCAGGGCTTTCCGGTCCTCGGGCTTCATGGGACCAGCCTCCTCAGCTCAGGGCCGGTTCGGGGTAGAAGGTCTCGGGACACTCCCGGACCCTTAAATCCTCTGGCCACTCGGTCATGTCCCCCCCGTGGGAGTCCCGGAAGGATAACGGCCTCCCGTCCTCGAAGACCCGGCTCCCGAACTGCTTCACGAAGCAGGGGACGGCAGCCGCCCGGCACTGGGACAGGGTCTTCCGGGCCCACTCCAGGTGGAACGGGCGGGGGTCCTCCCTCCCCTGCCGGCTCTCCCCTCCCACGATCACCCAGTCCAGAAGCGGTTCCGGGAACAGGTACGGGGCCAGGTCGATGGGGCCGACCTGGGGTTCTTGGGACAGGAACAGGTAACGGCACAGGTGGCGGTGGGGCAGGAGCCGGTCGATGAAGTTGTCTGCGTCGCCCTGGTCGGCGATGCTGGTCCCCAGCCAGACGTTCTCCCGGGGCAGCTCCCCCTCCCACATCCGGCCGATGTTCTCCGGCCTCTTGGTCAGGAGCAGGAAGTTCAGGTTGGGACAGCGGTCGATCAGGGCGAACAGCCGCCTCCGGAGGTCGTCCAGGGTGGCCATCCGGTAGGGGTCAAAGCCGGAAGCTTCCGCCTCGTCGAGCCTCCCCCGCCGGTCCACCCAGAGCAGTTTCTTGTTCAGGCCGACGGTGACCGGACCCTTGAAATCCTCGAACACGTCGGCCAGGGAAGCGCAGAAGACCTTCCGGGTTTCCCCGGCCTCCCCCGCCTCCCGGTTCCAGCGGGGCGGGTCCCCCCAGGTCTTCGTCATCATCCGGGTGCCCTGGGGACCCCAGCGGACCTTGTGGTAGCGGTTGGCCATCATCTCCTCGGCGTAGCAGTGGACACAGCCCTTCGCCACGCGAGTGCAGCCGATCCAGGGATTGAACGTGTGGTGGCACCACTGGATCTTCGTCTTCTCGGCCATGGTTTCAGTTCTCCGAAAAAACCCTTCCCTGTTCCGGCTCTCAGTTGAAGCCCTCGATGAACTCCCTCATCTTCTGGGGGGTACTCAGGTTCCCCGTTATCAGGAGCATGGTCCCCAGCTCGACGGCCGAGTGGCCCCTCGTCTCCGGGTGCTTGCCCAGGTCGGAGGCCATGGAGGCAAAGGTATTGTTCAGGTCTCCCCTCTCCAGCTCGGCCAGGGCCCTCTGCTTGCACCAGGTCAAATGTTCCTGCCTTGTCATGGAAATCTCTCCTTTTCGAGATAAGAGAACGCCTCTCCCCTGCCCCGGTCCCCCTCTCTCCCTAGGGGGGGACCTAGTTGCTCTTGCCCCGGTCCCCCTCTCTCCCTAGGGGGGGACCTAGTTGCTCTTGCCCCGACCCTTCCGCTCCACCTTCTCCGGCTCCGGAGCCGGCAGGGGGACAAAGGGCTCCGGCCCGTCGTCCACGGCCAGCAGGACCTTGAGGCGGCTGTTGGCCAGGGAGAACAGGTCGGCCGACTCGTTGACGTTGGTGGTCAGGCGGGCCAGGGCGCTGAAGAAAGCCTTGAGTCCGAACATGGGAATCGTCTCCTTCATCGGGCGAGTCTCATGGAACCGGGAGGGAAACGCCCCTCCCAAAAACGAACCTCTTGGCAGCTTTCCGGCAGGGCCTTGGGTTTGCTGGCCCTGTATGCTATAGGTCCCTTATGATTTACCGGCATCAGCCAGCTGCCTCCAGCTACCCCTCGG